CAATTTACGTTTGGACGGACACAGCTTTATTTACACAAAGATTTGTTGGATCTCCATTTACATTTGCCTTTTCACAAGTAGGCACAAACTGTGGACTTGTTGGACAGAATGCATGTGTAGAAGTAGATGGTTCTGCATATTGGATGTCAGAGAATGGTTTCTTTAGATATGCTGGTAAACTAGAATCACTATCGTGTTTAGTAGAAGATTTTGTATATGATGATATAAATTTAACATCAGGTAACCAAATGGTATCTGCTGGATTAAATAATCTTTTTGGTGAAATTATATGGTTTTATCCAACAACAGGATCTTCTGTCGTAAACAGAATGGTTGCATATAATTATTTTGATTCATCACCACAGAGACCTGTTTGGACAAATGGTACATTAGCAAGAACAATGTGGAAAGACTCCGCAGTATTTGGAACACCGCATGCTTTAGAATATAGTGCATCAGTAGATACATCTTTTGATGTTGTTGGAAACACTGAAGGTTCTACAATATACTATGAACATGAAACAGGAACAGACCAAATAAAAGGATCTACAACAACAGCTATCGTTGCTAGTATATCCTCTGGAGATTTTGATATTACCCAACAACAACCAGGTCTTGCAACTCCTCTTCCTAGAGGTGATGGTGAGTTTTTAATGAAGATTAGAAGATTCATACCTGATTTTATATCTCAAACAGGTAACACACAAATTACATTACAGTTAAGAGATTTTCCAAGTGACACAAAAGCTAGTTCTGCATTAGGTCCTTTTACAGTTTCATCATCTACAAAAAAAGTAGATACACGCGCAAGAGCCAGAGCTATTGCATTAAAGATAGCAAATACAACAACTAATCAAAGTTGGAAACTAGGAACTTTTAGGTTAGATATACAACCAGATGGACGTAGATAATGGCTAAAATAGTACAAGTGTTAACAAGACCTAGTTCAGAATATGATCTACCTACAGCAGAGGCTCAAGTAAGAGATCTTGATGCAATTGTAGAAAAATTAAATACAACATTTCAACAAGAATTAAAGGATGAAGTAGAAGCTGAAAACTTCTTTTTAAATTAATGGCAAATAGTTTTATAAATAAAAAAGTAGACTTAACTACA